ATTGAATCTATTGGGGGTGGATGAATAATGATTAGCTTGCATGTTGTATGTGATGAATGTGGCTTTCATGAAAATGCAGAAGCTACTACGAAAAATTGGGTAAATCTAAATGTTCAGGAAAAAGAATATCATCTTTGCTGCAAGAGCTGTATCTTAAAATTCATTGGAGGGGATAAACATGAGCAATAACGAATTAACAGCAATCTATCAAGCAGTAGCTGGCCTTGAATATGGAGAAGTGGTTTTAAAGATTGTAGCAGGTAAGTTGATCATGATTGAGAAGAAAGAACAAATCAAGCTGCAGGATGTGAAGAAATGAGAACAGTATACTTTGATAGCATAGAAGATTTAACAGGCATTGAAAAGTATGTTGATAATGAAGATTATGCAAATTTACATCTTCAACTACAAGAAGAAGGAATTTGTATTGTAGGTAAAGGAACGTTCAAAGGAATGATATTTTATGTTGGATTTATCCACGTAGAAAAAGAGGATAAATCCAAATATGCTGAAGTTTTTATAGCTTGGATATATCCTACTTCATACAGAGTATTTGACATCCAAACAGAAGCAGAAGAAAAATACAAGGATAGGCTAAAATTGTTCTTCATTGGCTATCGTGTGAATGTGGTGTTTGGAATGGAAAAAGCAATACTTGAAATAAAGAATAAAAACAGTTAGAGGAAATTTCTTCTAGCTGTTTAATTTTATAAATAGAAAAATATAACTAACTTTTTTACAAAAAAAATAAAAGATTTTTCTCAAAAACGCTAAAGTTATTTTATGGATAGCCGATATTATAACTAACAAGGAGGGGTTCTAACTTGTGCAATCATAACGAAAGCTTTTTAATCAAAGTATACAATGACAAAAGCGTTGGATTTCGCTGCTTTCTATGCAATAACGATTGTATCGTTTGGAAAGACAAACAGCCTAAAGCTTATTCTAAATTATTGGAAAGAAAGAAAACGCATTTGATGAACGAATACCTAGATTTATTGATTGAAGAAGAGGAGGGGTTTTAATGGTTAAAGTCATGAAAAAAGTAGGAACTGAAAATGGGGTAGTGTTTGTAGGTAAGTTTGAAGATAATCCGTTTGTAGAATTTGTTGCCTATATGGTAGATGGTAGCATTGCGTATTCAAAGATTCATTTTCCAAAATGGCTCATCGATAACATTCCAGACAAATTACATCAAGATCTAATGGATAAAAAGCAGCGAATTTTACTTGATTCATGGAATACAGAAAAAGCTCGTTTTATTTAAAGGTATTTTCTAAGTTTTAACAAATTACATATACAGGAGGGGTTCTTATATGAATAAAGAAACATTGAAAGCTATGCTATTTGGGTTCATCGTTGCAGTTGGGTTTGTCGTTGGGGTTCGTTTGTTTTGTGAGTTCGTAGCATTCCTTGCAGGAGGTGTGCAATAATGATAACAGCTCTACATGATGATTTCTATTTACATCGCTTCTCCATTACTCAGGATTTCTTTGGGTATGAAGCGAATGGGGTATACAACGGAGCAAGCTATGAGCTGCTTTTAGATAAAGATATGGAAGTAGTAGATATTGATGCAGAAGATAAAAACGATGTTTTCGATATTATCGTATTCATCAGAAAGCGTATCAATGAAGGCATTAAAGCAGGGATTTACAATGGCAATAAGCCAAAGCATATATTCAGAACGTTTTAAGAACATTATCTTACTGAAATAATCAGAGGATAAGCTACTAAGCTTATCTTCTTTTACTTTTGAGAGGGCGTGATGATTTGGAACTGAAAGTGTATACGCGATCAGGGAGAGAATTTACAGGAGAGCTGATGGCTGGCAAAGATTTTTCTAACGTAATTGACATCATGGCTGCATACGATGGATGGCTTATTATTGATAAGTTTGCCGTTCATCATAGCGAAATTGAATACATGGAAATGGTTGAAACAATGGATGATTTTCTGTATCGCATTCATGAAAAGTACAGCAATAAGCCAGCTGTTGAAATTGATGCAGAAAGCTTTGGCAAATTCTTAGCAGGGCTAGAAGATGAGGAGGATAAAGATGATGATAACTGAAGAAGACATCGAGCGAATTAAACGAATCAAACAGCATATCGATAAAGCAGAATTTGAGATAGTAAATGATGATGAACAAGTAATAGATGCTGATGTTGTATTTTTGCTCCAAATTGTAGAAGAATTAGCAGAAGAGTTAATTGAGGTTAAAGATTCAATCAGAAAATATAACAGGGGGGTGTTCTAAATGAATAATATCGTAGCAGGAAAGATGTACATTGTACATAAGCTAGAAGGAATTTACGCAGTAGATGTAATTAGCTATTTAGATGGGGTAATTGAACATGGTTTAACGCCTGATGATCCGTTTGATTTTGAGGTAAATGAGCTTGGCCAAATTGCCATTTACAATCCAGCTGTAGATTTAGCAGAAGCAGAAGATGTTTGGGCTGCAATTGAGGGAGGTGCAACAAATGGATGATAGCCAAGTGGTTTTTACAGAAGGACAAGTTCGCAGCATTTTCAACAAAGGTTACATCTCCAAAGAAAGCTATAGCTTAGCTCCAGATTCGGATATCTTGCTTTCCGTTTATGATGTAGAAATTGCATGCAATAAGGCAGGATTAACCGTTCAGGAAAGAGTGTTAGCTGATTTGATGATGAAGGGAAAAGGACAGCCATCAGAAGCAGCTCAAGTTTTAAATGTTTCAAGCCGTAGCGTATTCAGAATGAAAGATGAGATTGTTAAAAAAGTAACAGACTATTTAAATGGGGTGAGATAAGATGATATTTGTATATTTTCTAGCTTGTGTATTTGTATATATCTTTTCTTGTTATTGGGTAGTAACATATGCAAGAGATAAATCCTATGACTCAAAAACATATCGAGGAGAAGGATTTTGGATTGCATGTTCAATTACATTTATGCTTGCTTTGGCTATGCTTTTAATTTGGTTAGGTGTAGTTTTATTTGCAGGAGGGATGAAATAAATGTTCTGGATCATTGGTATTTTAGCAGTAATCGTTATTATCCAAAGCATCTTGTTAGTTATGCTCCGAAAGTCGGCGAAAAAGTTAGTTATGCTTTTTCACAATTGCATGTTGTTGTTCCTCGATTTTGGCGAAAAAGAAGGCTATGATTTTAGAATTACAAACATTGAAACAGGAAAGCCAGAACTTCATTACAATAAAAAGGAAGAGAAAAATGAGCCGAATAACTGAAAATGTTGAGCTATTTTATGCAGAGTATAAGCCTAACTATAAAAGGCTAGGCTTTTACTTTACGCTAAAACGAAAAGATTCAAGGTACATATGCAGATATGCTGAAACGATTCATCGATTCCATAGCTTAAATTATGTAACCAATGCAACGATGGATGATTTCGGATGTGATTTGGAACTATGTTATAAAGGTAGCATAGATCCTAAAGAGTACCATCAGCAGGAAGAGTTTTATATCGAGTACATGAAAAGAAACAGAAAGCAAATCATCCAAGAACTGCATGAAGATGAAAACACAAGGCTTTTATTGCTCATGGAAGTAGAACTTAGAGGAGGGGAGTTTATATGAATCATAAACAAAAGTTTGCAATCGTTATCTATTTAACGAACGGAAAAGGGGTAGAATTGGACTTTTCAACATTTGATGAGCTAGTAGATGGGTTAGAAGAAATTGATAATCAATTCAAGGAAATAGAGGGCGAAATCGAAGCAGTAGATATCATTACTTATTTTCAGGATAAAGAAAAAACAAAGAAGAAGGATTTAGCTCAAGTAATTGAAGAGGAAGTAAACAAACGCATCCAGCAACACATTGAGCAAGGAGGAATTATTTTATGAAACTACTAGCTTTGATCATGTACTTTTATTTGTTGCCAGCTGCTCTAACGGCTATCTTGAATTTGTTTGGAGCTGATACAAGCTTCTTGCAAAGCTTTTACAGCATGAACTTAGCTTTAGCTGTTGTTAGCTTGTTTAAAAATGGAAAGAATAGTTAGATTTTTTGAACGCCTAAAAGAAATTTCAGAAATTTTGGCAGTAAAAATGTGTCACTAAACCTTTATATAAAGTGAGGGGATAAATATATGTTAGATTCCTATGACAGAGAAATGCAAAAAAAGCTAAAGAAGCTTTATAAAGAAATGAATAAAAAGCCATACGGTGAGCGTGAAGAATGGGAAAAGTTCTTAACAAATAACCGTAGCGAATATAAAAAGAAGCAAAAGAAAATCAAGCAGCATGAAATAAGCTTAGAGGAAATGGATAGATTCAGTTTATAGATAGGAGGTGTAAGCTAATGGCCAAAAGAGGAGCTAAAGAAAAGTATGATGCTGCATACTTTGCAGATGAGGATAATCTAAAACAATTCGAAAGCTGGGGCAGAGAAGGGTTGATTGATTCAGAGATAGCGAAGCGATTAGGAATTAGCTTAGCTACTCTCTATAACTATAAAAACAAATATCCAAGATTTGCTGAAAGCTTAAAGAATGCAAAAGCGGAAGCGGATTATGTAGTAAAAGAGAGCCTTTATAAAAAAGCTACAGGATACTTCTATGATGAAGTGGAAGAGATCTATGATGAATCAGGAGCATTGATTAAAACAAAGCGTACTCGAAAACACATTCCAGCCAATGAAAAAGCTATCTTAGCTTGGCTTCAAAACAGAGAGCCTGAAGAATGGCGGGAAAAGAGTGATGTGAAAGTAGAAGCTACAGGCTTTACGTTCAATGTAAAGTTAGTTGATGATGATGAAGAATGAAGTTAACATCAACATTTCAAGCAAAGTATTTGCTCCTGTATACTTAGCCAATAATTGCTTAGCGGATACTTCTCGCTTCCTTCTTCTTTATGGTGGTGCTGGTTCTGGGAAGAGCTGGTTTGCATGTGGTAAAATCATCTATCGAATGCTCTCAGAAGATGGGCATACATTCTTAGGCGTTAGAAAGCATGCAGTAAACCTAAAGGAAACGATGTACAACCTAATCAAAGCTACCATAGAAGCGTGGGGCTTAGAAAGCTTATTTGAGTTCAGGCTAAGCCCATTAGAGATTCGTTGTGTAAATGGCAATCGCATGATTTTTCGTGGAACAGATGATGTTGAAAAGCTCAAATCAATATTCGGTATAACTGGCGTATGGATTGAAGAAGCAAGTGAGCTAAGCCTAGCTGAGTTTGAGCAGCTGAATTTACGTATCAGGGGCAACAACTTAAAGCATTATGTTCAATACATCTTAAGCTTTAATCCAGTTTCAGAAGATAATTGGCTTAAGCTACGCTTCTTTGATATGCATGATGCAGATGCAACGATTATTAAAACAACATACCTTGATAATCCTTTTCTAGATGAGCAGTACAAGCGGAACATGGAGAAGCTTAAAGAAACCAATCCCGACTACTACAGAATTTATGCATTAGGAGATTGGGGAAGCTTGGGCAGCATTATTTATAGCAATTATCAGGTAAAAGAAATTCCTACAAAAGCAAGCGATTATCCGATTGTTTATTCTGGGCTTGATTTTGGTTTTAACGATCCGAGTGCTTATGTTCGCATTGGCATAAAAGATAATGAGCTGTATGTATTCGATGAATTGTATCAAACAGAGCTAACAAATCCTGAGCTAATCGAAATCATTAAGACAAAGCAAAGCTTAGACGATTGGCTTATTTGTGATTCAGCTGAGCCTGATCGAATTAAAGAATTTAAAAAAGCAGGCTTTTTAAAAGCGAAGCCAGCTGAAAAAGGACAAGGCTCAATTAAGTTTGGGATTGATTTAATTAAATCGCATAAGGTGTACATTCATCCTCGTTGTGAAAACTTCATTAAAGAAATCAGAAGCTACAAATACAAAGAAGATAAAGCAGGCAGGGTTTATGATGAGCCTGTGGACTTTAATAATCACTTAATGGATGCGATGCGGTATGCGATGGAGATGAAAAAGCAGAAAAAGAAAGTGAAAGCAGGGCTTAGCCTTTACTAAAAGGAGGTGATTCGTGTTGATAGATGTAGGACTACTAAAAAAATACATAGATGACAACTTTCAAAAAAGAGATAGGCTTTTTAAGCTATATCAAAGCTATAAGGGAAAAGAACTTCCAATTCTTCAAAAGGAAGTCAGCAAAACAAGCAAAGCCAATAACAAGATTAAAAATGACTACAGAGGAATCATTGTTGACCAGCACAATGGCTATTTATTTGGTAAGCCAATTCGCTTTAACTTAGATAGCTTAAATTATGATGCTAACTTATATCCGCTATATGATAAAGAGCTGCAACGCTTTTTAGTTCGCAATAATGCAGATGATTCATTTGCAGAAACCGATAAAATGAGCCGAATCTGTGGCTATGGGGTTTGGTATCTATATCATGATGAGCAAGCGAAAGAACGAATCATGGAAATCAATCCTTGGGAATGCATCTTTGTAGATGATGAACGCACAGGAGAGAACACATTAGCTATTCGTTATTATCCTGTAACTCGTTTAAACGCAAAAAACCAACCAATAACTGTATATAAAGCTGAAGTTCATACAGCAACAGAAGTGTGGTTTTATGTTGCAAATGAAAAAGGTGATTATGAGCTTGATTCTTCAGAAGTTATAAATCCACTTCCTCATATCTTCGGTAAGCCTACGCTCATTCGTGTAGACAATAACTCAGAGCTGATGGGGGATTTTGAAAAGGTAGAAGAGCTAATTGATAAATACGACTTCCTCGTTTCAACCGTTCAAGATGAAATTGATCAATTTCGCTTAGCTTATATGCTCATCACTGGTGCTGAAATTGATGATGCAACACTAGCTAGAATTAAAGAATCAGGAACATTTTCAGGGCTTGAGCCTGAGGATAAAGTAGAATTTATCACCAAGCAAATCAATGATACCTTCATTGAAAACCAAAAGAAAACGCTAAATGAAAACATCTACAAGTTCTCGGCAACGCCTGATATGTTTGACCAAGCTTTCTCAGGAGGAGCGGAATCAGGGGAAGCGAAGAAGTGGAAGCTTCTAGCAATGGAGAATAAAGCGATCATTAAAGAGCGTAAATTCTCTAAAGCGTTGCGTGATTTATTTGAGCGTATCTGTCATGCATGGAATGTAAAAGGGATGCCAGTTGATTACTTAGATGTGTATTGGACATTCTCAAGAAACGTTCCTGTTGATTTATTGTACTTAGCTCAAGTAGCTACAGGGCTTAAAGGTCAAGTTTCAGAAGATACTCGCCTTTCGGTTCTGGGCGGTTTAGTAGACGATGTAGAATGGGAAAAGCAAAAGATGAAAGAGGAAGCTCAAAACGTAGATATCTTAGGTGATGCTTTCGATAAATCACTTCTAGATCCGAATGCTGGTATCGTTCCTGAAGATGGGAAGTGATAATGTATGAATTTAGAAACAGAGTTTGATAAGCTCGATAAAGCTACGGATAAGCTAGGTCTTAAGCCTACAGAAAAGCGTATGATTAAGCTTTACAAAGATAGCTTAGATGATATGTACGCCGAGCTTGGTGCAATTTATCGGAAGTATGAAAACGCAGATAACTTATTAACATACGCTGATTTGCAACGAGTGAACAAGTACAATTCTATGATCAACGATATAAACAATAAAGTGTACAGCTTAACAAAGTTTAAAATGGACTATATCACAAAAGCAATGCAAGCTACGTATGAACACGAGCATAAGGGAACATTCACTATCATAAATGATGCGATTGCTGGTAACATTCCAGCTGGCTATGAGCTTCTTTATGCGTTCCCTGATGCAAAAGAACTTAATGCAATCATTAATTTACAAGTGGGTGGAATGACGCTAGAAGATAGGCTTACTTCTCATGGCAGGGCGTTAGGGCTTGCTTTACAGCAGGACATAACGCAGGGCTTGATTTTAGGCAAATCCTACGCTGAACTTTCTAAACTTGTACAAGCTAGAATGGGTTCTGATTTAAGCAAAGCTCAAACCTTAGTACGAACAGAGCTAAACAGAGTAAAAAACGCTGGAAGATTGGATAGCTTAAAGATGCTTGAAGATAAAGGCGTAACAATGGAGAAAGAATGGCAGAGCTTACATGATAAATGGGTTCGGCATAGCCATACGATGCTCGATGGTAAGAAAGTACCTGTTACAGGAAGCTTTAAGATTAACTATAAGGGCTTTGTTTATGAAGCTCCAGCTCCTCATCAATTCGGAGCTGCTGCATTAGATGTAAATTGTCGTTGTCGTATTGTTCCAGCTCTACCAGATGAGATCATACTTGATTTTGATAAGATGGATAAGAGTAAATGAGCCTACTTAGCTAGGCTTTTTCAATGAATCACCAAATTTCTTGAACTACATGGGGGCTATATGCTTACGTGTAGGGCATATGGAGGGGTATAGAATGAGTGATAATCAAACAAATCAACCAGAAGTAAATTTAGATGCAATTAAAAGCTTTATAGAAGCAAACAAAGACAGTGAAGATGTAAAGGGCTTGCTTGGTAGCTTTGCTCCTAAGCCAGAACTTAGCATTGATTCCATTAAAAAGTATCTTAACGAAGTTCCTGAAGGACAAAGCTTTTACGATAAATCCAAAGCAGAGCATTTGGATACGTGGAAGAAGAACAACCTAGACAAAATCATACAGGACGAATTGAAAAACAGAGGCGTTGTTGAAGATGAAACGCAAAAGATGATTCGCGAATTACGTGAGGAAATTGAGCGTGGCAAAAAGGAAACAGGTAGAGCTAATCTAAAAGTAAAAGTTAAGGATCTAGCGAAAGAAAAGAATCTTCCTTTCCAATTAGTAGATTACTTTTTAGGAGGTGATGAGGAAGAAACGGTTAAGAACATTGAACTATTAGAAACGGTATGGGCTGAAACGCTTAAGCAAGCAGTTGAAGCTAAAATTGGTTCTGCTGCTCGTACTCCTCATCAAACGGATAAGGATGATGCAGGAACAATTACAAAAGAACAATTCAAGAAAATGACGTATCCAGAACGTGTAGCTCTAAAACAAAAAAGCCCTGAGCTATATGAAAAACTATTAAAGGGTTAAAATTAAAGGGGGAATTTTTAAATGGCAAACACTAACTTAAACAACCTTGTAAATCCTGAAGTAATGGCTGATATGATTTCGGCTGAACTACCTAGCAAAATTCGTTTTGCTCCACTTGCAAAACTCGATACTACTTTACAAGGACAACCTGGAAACACTATCACAATTCCAAAATACGCTTACATTGGCGATGCTGCTGACGTAGCTGAAGGCGTAGCAATGGGAACTACTGTATTATCTACTTCCACGCAACAAGCTCAAGTGAAAAAAATCGGGAAAGCTGTTGAGCTTTCTGTAGAAGCAATCAATTCTGGCTATGGCGATCCTGTAGGACAAGCAAACAAGCAATTGGTTGATGCTATCGCTTCTAAAGTTGATGCTGACCTTGTAGATGCTTTAAATGGTGCTACTCTTACATACGATGGTTCTGCTGGAAAGATTAGCTATGCAGGAATCGTAAACGCTTTGGCTAAATTTGCTGAAGAAGATGAAGCTCCTAAGTATTTCTTCATTCACCCAGAACAACGCCCTGCTATCCAAACTGATAGCAACTTTATTCAAGGAAATCTTGGTTCTGTTGTATCTGGTGCTATCGGACAAGTTGCAGGAGCTACTATCGTTGTTTCGAATCGTGTTCCAAAAGGTGCTTCTGACTTCACAAACTTCATCGTTAAAGAAGGTGCTTTGGCTATCTTCTTGAAGCAAGATGTTCAAGTTGAAACTGATAAAGATATCTTGGCTGGTACTGTTGTTGTAGCTGCTACTGAGCATTATGTTGCTGCTCTTGTAGACGAAAGCAAAGCAGTTAAAGCAACTTTCGCTATCTAAGTTAGTTATGTATTAGGGAAGGTGTTAGCCTTCCCTTTTATTTATAAAAGGGGGGCAAAACAATGATTTTAAGAAGACATAAAGAAAACAAGCTTCAAAATGAGCCTGAAAATAAGCCAGTTGAAGAAGCAGTTAAGGTGATTATACCTGACGAAGAAATTAAAGCCGAAATAAAGGCAAATACGAAGCCGAAAAAGAAGGCTGATGCTCAATGATTACAATACAAGACATTAAAGACGAATTTCATATCGAAGCTACGGATACTACGCAAGATGTTTACTATCAAAAAGTAATCGATAGAACGCAAGCTTCCATTAAACGCTATTGCAAAAATGAGGATATCGATTTTTCAGTTGAATTAGCTCTTGATGATGTGGTGCTTTATTTATGTGTTCGGGCAATCAATCCCGACACTCGCCTTAGAGCTGGAAAAACAAACGAAAATATCGGAGCATCTTTCGCCTTTGCAGATGATTTGCCTACGGATTTAAAGCGAATCCTTAAAAGCTATCGAAAGGTAAGTTTCCTATGAACAAGATACAGCTAGAACTTGTCGAGAAAACTGTCGTTAAGGATGCTAAGGGAAATGTGCTGAAAGGCCAAACATCTTATTCAGTGATCAAAACATTCTATGCTGATTACATCATGCCAATCTCGGAGCAAACGCAAAGCAAAGAAGCAGGCTTTGTAGAAAATAGCTTTTACGAAACGAAAACAAGGGAAAAAGTTATAACTAACTCCTATATACGCTATAAAGGTAACGTGTATCATGTTATCCAAGTGAAAGAATATCCTCGTTTGTATTCGTTATCGTTGGAGCTGATGTAAATGAGCATAATCGTAGAATGGAAACGAACAAAAGAGCTAGAAAAAAAGATTCAAGCTAAGCTTTCGCAAGTAGAAGCTAATGTTGAACAAGCATTAGCTACAGCTGCTACTAAAGTAATGAGGGCAGCGAACGATAATGCTCCTGAAGGGGTTACAGGAAACTTAGCAAGAGATATAAAGATTAGGCCAAATGGAAAGTTCAAATACGAAATTTATAACGATGCCAAATATGCAGCAGTTATTGAATTTGGTAGAAGGCCAAAGTCAGGTTTTCCAAATTGGCATGATCCAATGTTTCAAAAATGGGTAGAAAAAAAGCTAGGCGATAGAAAACTTAGCTTTGTAGTAGCTCGTGCAATCTATGAACACGGAACTAAGCCTCATCCGTTTATGAGAAAAGCATTGCTTGATAATAAATCATGGATTGAATCCACAGTAAAACGAGCCATTACATCTGCATTACGATAAGGGGGAGATTGTTCTGAAAGAACTTATCTATTCAGTCTTGAACAGCTTAGCTCCTACCTATTATGAAGCTGCTCCTGAAGATAACACAAGTTATCCAGTTATTGTCTATTATGTTACATCTACTCAGCCGCTATACTTTGCCGATAATACATTTTCGGATTCTTCTACAATCTTCTTTACGGTTGATGTATATGGTGAAGCAGATATAGATGATTTGGTAGCAAGTGTGAAAGCAGCTTTAAAGAGTAATAAGGCTGTTCTTAGAAGTGAATCAGATAATTCTGGGGATGGTCTTTTTGGTAGTAGATTAAGCTTTGAAATCTATGAGTTGTAAAAATTAAAAGGGGGAATTGATAAATGCCTACAAACATGAACGGAAATAAATTGATTCAATTTGGTATCGATAAAGTGTACATCGCAGTTCTTACAAAAGACGATGCAACAGGAGCAACGTATGATTCTACAATCGGACTTGTACGCCTTGAGGGTGTAACCGATTTGAAAATTAAATCACAATCCAAAGCCTATAACTTAGATGGAGATAATGGAACGGTAGATGTACGCTCGATTACTTCAGGCTTTGATGTAGAATGTGATTATGGAATTTTAACGCTAGATCAGTTACATATGCTTAAAGCTGGAACAATCGTTGAAAAAACGGATGGAACAGGCAATGTAATCAGCCGCAAATACGTAACAAAAGGCTCTGACCAAGCTCAATACTTTGGGTTGATTGGCGTAGTTGAAAGCTCGAACACAAAAATCATCCTAACCAAAGTAAAAGCTACTGATGTTGAAATTCCAAACTCTAACTTGTCTTATGCAATCGTTAAGCTTACAGCTTCTGCTGTGAAGCGTGATTTCGATGGCGTAATGCATATGATTCAAGAAGATGCTACGTTAACGCCTGCATCTTTGGCAGATTTTGATTCAACGTACGGAGCGTAAGTAAAATTTTGATGAACCCCTTCCTCTTTATCAATAAGGGGAAGGGTTATTTTTAAGGGAATTCTTTGTTTTTTACATAAGGGGGCGTTTTTATGACGACAGGAAAAGAATTATTTGCAGATAAAAACATTACATTAGCAGATGGCAAGAATTATAAGCTTGAGTTTAGCTTTCAGAGCTTAATGGAACTTGAAGATAAGAAAGACCAAAACATTGAAGCTGTTTTTGCAATGTTTGAAACGGATTTTAATACAAAAAACATGATGCTTGCTCTATGGGGATGCCTTTTAACACATCACGAAGAAGAGTTTGGACATTTAACAGATGAAGAAATTAAAAACACAATGAAAAAGCTCATCAATGCAGAATGTTTTCTAGCAGTAAAACTTACCTGCGTTGAATCCTTTGCTGCCTTCTTCAAAAAAGCAAAAGAATCCAAGCAACTTCCAGAGCAATATCGTAAAGCATTAGAAGAAATGGAAGCAAAACAAAATAAAAAAAAGTAGATTTTGATTGGGCGTTTTGGTTTGAAATTGCTACAGAGCTAGGCTACACGGAGCAGCAGTTTAAAAAAACAACCATTAGACGTTTAACAACTCTAGCAGAGCAGAGAGCAAAACGACAAGAAGAATCTAATCGTAAATAAAAGGAAGGAGGGAACATATGGCAGGACAACCAATAGAAGAGTTGATTGTTTCGATTCAGGCGGATATAACTGGACTTAGGCAAGGGATGAATCAGATCAGCAATGAAATTAAACAAACAGCTGATAAAGGTAGCTCGCATTTTAACATCCTTGAAGGTGCTTCTAAAGCATTCGGCTTAGCAATAGCAGGAGCTACAGCTGCTGTAGGGTTAGCTCAAGGAGCAGTTGTAGGATTCGGGGTACATTATAACGCTGAATTAGAAACAGCCAGCCAAGCTTTCGATGTTCTTTTAGGCGGTGCTGATAAAGCGAAAGCCATGATGAGTGATTTGCAGAAATTCGGAGCAAATACGCCATTTGAATTTAATGGTTTGCAGCAATCAGCAAAGCTCTTGCTTGCAATGGGCACACAATCCAAAGACATTATGCCCTATATGCAAAAGCTAGGCGATGCAGTAGCCGCTGTAGGCGGTAATGATGATATGCTTGAAAGTGTATCCAGAGCAATCGGACAGATTCAAGCAAAAGGAAAGCTCTCTGCTGAAGAAATGCAGCAAATGGCAGAAGCAGGACTACCTGTTTGGGATGTATTAGCTCAAAAAATGGGAAAATCAACAGCCGAGCTAATGAACATGACATCTCAAGGCAAAATCTTGGCAAAAGATGCCGTTCCTTTGCTTGTAGATGGGTTGGGTACAAAATTCGCTGGGGCTATGGATAAGCAAAGTAAAACCTTCTCAGGGATGATGAGTACGCTAAAAGATAACATGGGCATGCTTGCAGGGCAGATTTCAGAGCCTGTGTTCAATATGATTAAAGGCGTTCTTCCTCAATTAATTGATATGGTCAATAAAGTTTCAGCAGCATTTACTAAAGGTGGGTGGACAGAAGTATTCAAAGAATTGCTTCCCCCTTCTCTCAGTGGAACAATTAATGCGGTAGGAATTGCCTTTAAGGATCTAAAAGTATTCATTTCTGGGGTGGCCGATGTGCTATCAGGAAATTTTTCAAAAGGCCAAGAAGTATTAGAAAAGACATTTGGAAGCGGAGCAGGCGGGTTCATTGCAGCTTGGGCTGAGAATATCCAAAGAGAGTTTGAAGTTGTAGGGGCGGTCTTTGATATTCTATTTGGAAATGTTGAAAAAGGCGGTTCTATATTAGAATCGGTGTTTGGTTCAGAAATAGGATCAGCAATAACTACAGGTGTTGAAAGCATTCGCTCTGTAATCGATGGTTTAATTGGGGTTTTGGATGTTTTGTTTGGAAATGTATCGTCAGGAACATTTGAAATGTCTCAGGCTTTCGGTGCTGATTTTGCTACAGGGATCACACAAATAATCGAACAGGTAAAAATTGCTTTTCAGAGCTTGCTTACGATAGCAGAAGCTTTATTTAAAGGTTTTGTTGAGACGATTCAATGGGCTTGGGGGCTTTTATCTCCAATCATCATGCCAATTCTAAAGGATATTGTAAAATTCATTGGCGATATGCTCTATAAAATCAATCAATTTTGGGCTGAAAATGGAAAAATGATCATGGATGCAGTAAGCAATGTATTCAATTTTATCAAGGGCGTAATCGAATTTGTGATGCCAGCAGTTAAGTTAGTTATAGATACTGTATGGACGGTTATTAAAAACATTTTTTCGACAGCTCTAGACATTATTATGGGCGTAGTCAATTTCTTTGCAGCATTATTTACTGGAAATTGGTCGAAAATGGGCGAAAGCTTAAAAAATATTTGGGATTCTATCTGGAATTTCATCAAAAACATCCTATCCGCTGGGTGGGATTTCTTGAAGGGAATTTTTGATTTAATGTTTGGCTGGATTCCTGGCGTATACGAAAAAATCAAAAATTCTGTAGTTCAATCTTGGGATAATATGTGGTCTACATTAAAAAATGCAGTTTCTAATGCTTGGTCTAGCATCTCAGGAGCTTTTAGCTCGCTTTGGTCTAGCATCTCTGATTGGTTCGGCTCTCTTCCTCATAAAATGGCAGAGTTCGGATCAAACATTGTAGAGGGTCTTTGGAATGGGATCAAAAACTTGGGAAGCTGGATAAAAGATAAGGTTGTTTCTTGGGTTCGTGAGCATGTACCTGATGCAATTGCTGACCTAATGGGCATTCATTCTCCATCTCGCCTAATGATGGAATACGGGGGCTATATTGGACAAGGTTTGGCAATCGGGATTACGGATACAGGAAAACATCTAAAAGATTCCGTTGTTTCTACGCTTAAAAACGTTACAGATCCTATCGAAGGATTTAATGCAGGAAACATCGATATCGGAATCAATAAGCCAAAGCTTGAAGATGCTCTAGCTTCTGCTTCAATGACAGCTTCAGCGATGGTTACAGCTAATCAGCAGCAAACAATGGCAGTACAACTAAGCCTTGAAGGTGGAATTGATGTACTCGCAGAACACATTGAAGCTCGTGTTATTTCAAATCTTAATTCGAAGTTGGGAGGGGTTATTTAATGGCTAGTGTAGCGAATCAGAATACAAAAGTTGTTTTAACTTCTCCTAGCGGGGAATCTTTAACGCTAAAAAGCTATGATGAAGTGAAGATCAAATATAGCTTATCAGCGAAAGTAAATACCTTCTCGCTGAAAGCTTCTGTATTTGATGAAACAGATTTAAAAAAATACGGTGTAGGAACATCAGTAGCGGTTTATTCAGCTCCATATGGCGAAAATTTGGATGATAATTTAATCTTTAATGGGTTTGTTACATCCAATCCAAAAAGCTTAGATATGGTAAAAAAAACGTTCGATATTGCAGGGGCTGATATTTTATCTCGTTCACAAAACATCATCGTAAATGAAAGCTATCAAAACATGAAGATTTCAGACATTGTGCTAGATTTATACAACAAATACGCCATAAGCTTTTATGATTTGGGCTATATCCAGCCTGTCGATTACATTATCACCATTAAGTTCAAGGATCAATATTTATATACAGCATTTGAACGCCTTGCTGAAGCGATTAACTATACCTTTAATGTAGATTTAACGAACAAATTTAACTTTTATGCGATGAACTCGAAAACCAATAACCAAACAATCGGTCTTGGTGATTACTTGGTAAAATCAGCTAAGTTTAGCTATGATGGCTCACAACTTGCAAATAGCTTAACAATCTATGGCGGTGTTACACTCTCTCCTGACGTTACACAAACCATAAAAGGCGATGGTTCAAATGATGTATACCTTCTAAACTATAAGCCTAGAAGTTCAAGCTCAGGAAGCATTACCGTAACCTTAAATGGCGTTAATCAGCTTGTCGGAATTCAAGGATTGACTGAATCAGGCGTTGATTGCATCGTAAACTACAATAACCAAAACATCAAATTCGTAAATAAAGCAGATAACTCAAAAAAGATACTCGCTACTACGGATACAGTACAAGTTACCTATCGTTATGAATCTTCATTGATTGCAAAACTAACAGATAAAGCGAGCATCGAACAATTTCAAGAGAGAGGTGTTGTGCTTAAATTTCCTGATATTACGGATAAAGATGCGTTAATCGATAAAGCTAGGCAATACCTGCAAAAATATGCCTATCCAATTCTTTCAGGCTCACTTTCTACGTGGAAAAATGATTTTAACTGTGGAGAAATCGTAAAGGTACAAATCACGTTAGATGAAGGGGATTTTGTAAATGAATGGCTACAAATAACGGAAAAAAGCATGACGTTAAAGCCAAATGATATCAAGGTTGATTTAAAATTTGAGCAAAAGAAAGGTTTGGATGATGTATTAAAAAACATTATCGATAAAATAAATGATTTAACCAAACAAGGAGAAAACGAATCGGTTCAACAATTAGAAGTAGTATCGGATTCGATTGCAGTAAATTCCATTGTTTCCATTTATACAAACAAAAACAACGGATTTGTAATCGGCAAAGGCATTATGGGAGGTGTGTTGTAATGAATGAAAGCATAAAAGCTACAGGAATCATCCGAATTTACGAGGGCAAAAAAGAAAAGCTTATCGCAGAGTATAAAAATCTCGTTCTGGATGTTTCAAAAAAAGGCTTAATCAATCAATGGGCTGGAAATCCTGTTGGCTACGGTAAAATTGACTTTCTTTGTATTGGTACTGGAACAAATCCTGTAACACCTACAGATGCAACTCTTGGAGCAGAGAACTTTAGAAAGCCAATTTCTGATTTTACGATCTACGGCTCAAATCGCATCGTCATTGATACCCTTATTGCAACAAACGAAGCCAATTTTGTTTGGAAAGAGCTTGGTTTGGTATCAGGTGGATCTTGGGGAACGCTCAATTCAGGTGTTCTTTTAAATCGTGCATTGGTTTCTGAAGATAAAAACAGCGGAATGACGCTAACGATTAGTTGGGATATTACATTAACGTAAAAGGGGGGTTTAAGGGATGGCAGATAGCAATTTAAAACGGCTTTACGGTGAAGATGCTCCTTCAGGCTTTGCTGGTAACATCCTAGATGCTACAAACTTCAATAGCATTCTAGCTGAGCTTTTAATGACAAGCTCACAAACAGGAACATACTCAGGAGATAATATTGATTTTGGAAATGGGATTTCAGCTACGGTACTTACGAAAAATGCTGCAGGGGATCCTTTAACGATTCAACTGCAAGCTCGTATTCCTTGCTCAAAAACGCCTTTTTATCCTGATGCTACAAACAAAAACTACACAAATCCTGACATTAAGCTTGTCGATGGAGCTTCTTCTTATGCTGTGTATCGTGAAACAGGTTCACAAGTTCCAAATTCATCTTTTACGCTAACAGGAACTGGTGTAATCCAATTTGGTACAGCTCAAACAAACAAATATTTTATGGTAGATGGTCTTGTGTATATCATGAAAACACTCATAACCATAACAAGAGGAAGCAACAACGAAATTACGCAAGTAGTAGCTTCAAATAACAATTAAGGGGGTGGAAGCATGGACTTAAGAGCAATGTTAGCTTTACTCGAAACAAAACAGCTTAGAATTTTAAAATTTGATAAATCAGGCGGAACAATCTCAGGGGCTACAAACATCGATACAGCTTCAGGACATATTACGCTAAAAGAATCTGGTACTACAAAGTTTACGCTCCAGAGCGTGGGAAGTGTATTTAAAATCACCGATGCAGGCGGAGTAGATAGAATAACGTTAGATTCTTCTAAAGTATCTTCTACGTATGATATCTATGTTAAAAAAGGTACTCCTGCTCTTTATTTTGATGTATCCAGAGCAGATGGAAAAGTAGCTCGTTTGTTTTGGAATGCAAACAGCACATCTGACTTTGGATTTTACATAGATTCTGGTTTTATGGCGTTGATGTTTGATAATGCAAACCAGATTTTAAAATTCAGCAAAGACAAAACAACCTATTACGAAGTATTACACAAAGGAAACGCTCCAGCTCCTAGCTATGAGGATTCTACAAAGGTTTCAAGCTTCCGTGCTTCTCGTTCTAGCTTGATCACAACACTAACAACTACAGGAACATTTCAAAACGTTACCTTTAATGCAGAAGATTGGGATAACAAAAATGAATGGGATGGAGCAAGTGTATTTACGGCTGCTGCTGATGGAATCTATCAGTTCTATTCGTATATGAAGGTAAATCCAAATGGAACATCTGGGGCTGGTCTTGCTGCTCAGCTTTTGATTAACAACTCAGGCGGAACACAAAAGGACACAAAACGTATGGGCGAAACAGTTTTAGGTTCTACTACCAAATCGCAATGTTTACAAGGCTGCGTTCAAGTAAAGCTTTCAGCTGGGGATAAATGTTATTTGCAAATTTACACAGATACAGCGAACGTTCAGCTAGATGGTACATATGGAACATGGGTAAATTTTGGAGCAACTCGATTGAACTAGATAAAAAGTTATAACTAACTAAAAGGGGGAATTTGTAATGAGTAAGCAAACAATTCTAATGATTTTTCAAGTAATTATCTTTGCAGCACAAGTAATTTTTCATAAAGATTTGTCAAATGTTTTATCTGACGACATGGCCAATTCGCTATTAGTGCTTGTTTCAGCTGGTATGGGGATTTATTCAGCATTCAAACATAAGCAATTAGAGCAAAAGCAGGCTACGGAAGAAAAACAAAATGTAGATACAGTAGTTCAGCCTGAGGAAGCTAATCAGCCTGAAAATACGCAAAATTAAAAGGGGCTGATTAAATGGATTGGGGGCAACTAGCAACATTTTTAGGCGGAGCGGTTGGTGGAACAATTACAAGCATTCTTTCTTTTCGTCTAAAAAGCAAAAAAGAAGAGAATGTTACAAATCAAACAGTTATAAACAATTTGTATCAACAAATGGGGGAAATTAAGCAAGAGCTAAAGCAGCTAAAAGAAGAAAAGAAAGCTACAGATGAAGAAAACTTTCGTTTGAAAGAAGAGAACTACAAGCTACGAATTGAATTCGATGATCTAAAGAAAGATTATGAAGAACTGAAAACAGAGTTCGAAGAGTTTAAAAAGACAAAAAAAGAAGAAGCTTAATTCGCTTCTTCTCTCTTCTTCCGTTTTGCTTCTCGTGCATTTTCTAAAATGTACGGATGCTCGATGTTCATATGGCATTTTCTACATACAGGGCGAAGATTGGATTTTCTGTTGTTGTATCGATTTCGGTCTAGATGATGAATAACGATATCTTCTGTTGTTTCGCAATGGAAGCATACTTTTTCAAAGCCAAACTCTTCAAAAGCATCTCTTCTGTATGTAGAAATTCCGCCTTTGTACATTCCATTAAAACTACCATTCATGGGCTTTAGGTCTGTTCTACCTTTGGAGTATAATCTTCCAAATTCATCCCGATTTTGAGCTTTCAAAAGGTCAAATCCTGCTTCATTCAGTCTGCGTTGGATGGTTTTTGTGGAAACATTAAACAAATCAGC